TAATATATTGTTTAGCCTCTTTTTCATTCACAAAGAATTTTTTAGTAAATAATTCAAGATTAAGAGTATTAATTAATTTTTTTAATTTAATTTTTTTTGGTCTTTTAGAACCATTTTTTACTACCCAAACATAAATATCTTTTTTAATTGTCATATTTTAAAGTGGGGATTTCTCCCCACCTTTGTTTTAAACATATTATCCTTTATATGTTGATTGATATGCAAGCTCCCGTTCTAACTGTGGGAGCATTGGTCTATATTTTGCTTGGAGTTTCCTTTCTTGTTCTATATTTTTATCTACTCTAGCAAAATTCTCTAATACTTTTTTGTGGTATTTCTTATCTATCTTTGCCAATACCTCTTCTGGATTAGTATTAAACATTAAGTTAATGTCGTAACCTTCCTTTTTTAATAATAAAAACAAATCATGTGCTGGTATTCCGTTTTGACCCTTTTCTTGTTTTTGTACTTGCTGAAAAGTTTTACCTTGTGCTTTAGCATGAACTGTTTGGTTTTTATGTTTTGGCAATCTTGATTGTGAACCATTGCCGTTATCTATAACTTTATCTAGGAACCTAAAGGCAAAGAGAAACTTTGCAATTCTTCCTTTATGGTGTAGCGCATCCATATTTATCCTTATGTTAGTAGTTTGTTAATTGTGGCAGTTTTCTTTTCTTTGTTCAAATTCAGATCATTATAATAATGTTTCTTTCTTACCTCTTCAGTATTACCAAATCTTAAATCTAATTGTTCTTCTGTAAAAACATTTTGAGATTTTAAAAGGGAACTACTGAATTTTCTAAATGGTGCAAATCCACCAAGCCATTCTATATTTAATATTTTAGCGGCAGCTTTAACTTTATCGGCTGCATATTTTTTATTGTATGGAAATAATCTTCTGTATTTTCTTTGATGAGTTTTAGGCGCTATTTGTATCTTCATCCAGGATTGGAGATACTTTAATAATGTTTCGCTAATTTCTATTTTTCTTTCAGAGCTACCCGTTTTTAAGTAGTCGGGTCTAAAGGAATTATCTGGACCCAAAGAGTGTCTAATATGAACAACCCATACTCCAAGCTCTTCATCTTTATAAACATCATCATAACAGATAGCCAACATCTCATTTAATCTTCCACCTATTTCTGCTGATGCTCTATATAAAGTTTTATCACAAATATTTTTTTCACTATTTATTAGAGTTAAAACATTTTCCTTTTTAGGAACCCATTTAACTATTTTCTTAACCTTGGTTGTAGTTTTAGCTTTACTAAATCTGTGTCTTAATATTTTAAGATCTATCTTCCAGCCATTATCATCACACCAAACTATGAATCTTTTAAAGGATGCCACCGCATCTTTGACAGTCTTTTTATCTATTACTTCATTTTGTCTAGTTAATTGATAAATGTCGTTAAATTTTTTCCATTTAGTCTTTTTACTGCTTCTAATACGTTTTAAGAGGGTGTCTTTAAAGGTGCTTGCCTTGTACTGAAAAAGGTACTTTTCATCAATATACGGCTGGATATGAGCCTTTAATAATGAATTATATCTGTTATTTGTATCTACTTGGTTGTCGTCATTGTTTTTTACCGATTTATAATATTTTGGAAAAGCATCATCAAATGTAACCTCAACCTCTGGTAATTTATAATCCTCTTCTTTTAAATCTTTAATATATTCTTTGGCTCTACGTCTTTGGTTCAGTTCAAATCTTGATTGTTCAAATTTAGTACCATCATCTTTGATACCTTGAACTTGTAAATAGATTGGCTTTTTATTTTTATCTTTAATTGTATTTAACCAAAATTTCATTTAAGAAGTATCTTTATCTAATTTTTTTAAAGTTTTAGCCGCAGTTTCTCTTGGTTCAAGATTAAGTGTAGAGCCAATTAAAAACATTGCTATTTGTTTTCTTTCCCATTCATCTAATTCTAGTAATTTTTTTAATAGATCCTCATCCATTTTAGACATATTCATTACGCAGCTCCTTTACTGAAACCAAGTTTCTTTAATTTATTAATTATTTTTTTATCGGAAGTTTCAATATAAAAATTATGGTAATCGTCATCTTCTCCACCATCCTTTTTTACACCTAACTTTTTAAAATCTTTAAATAATTTTTCTAAAGATTTTAATTGGTTAAAAATATTTGAATATGATTTGCAATGTGTAAATTCAAATTTAAACCTTATAGTATTTTCTAACTTCATTACGCAGCTCCTTTCTATAATCTATCAAATGTAATATATGCGTATGGTATATTTTCTTTAGCAAAAATAGCATAACGCAAATCGTGTTTTTTAATAATAGGTAATTGTTTTATTTTTTCTTTTATTTTATTATATTGTTTTGCTTTTTTAACATCCCAAAATTTATATTTAGATAAACTTATAGTCATCATATCTAAACCAATACATCTTTTATTATCTCCTAAAGCATCAGCTTTATATCTAATAAACCTAGTTGAAACTTTTTGAAAAGTATCTGTCTTTAATATTTCTTTTTTAATTTGATTTGCAAGCTCATTTACATCTTCATTACTAAAAACTGTTATTACTTTTTTAAAGAGTGGAGAAGTTTTTGCATAATCAATTACTTCTTTTTTTGAATTAAAAAAACCTCTTACATAACCTTTTTCATTTACCTTACATAAAAAATCTGTATTAGGTATTTTTTTATTTAATTCAAAAACACATTTGTAGTATTTTTTCTTATTCATATTTTTCCTTTTTTTTTATTTAACATTATGGAATCAGATTATTATATCGTTGCTTATCTGTCAACCTTATATTGACAATTTGGCTTTTCTTTATTTAGACGTAGGAAGGGTATTACTAAAGTTAATTAGTTTGGAATGGTTATAAAGTACCAGTTTAACCTGGTAATCTACTTTGTTCGTCTTTCAATACTATTATATCAATAAGTGTTGAATGACTTTGTTTAGAGAGAGCTGCAATAGCCGGATGAACAGTATCGTTTTTTAACAACTTATTTATTTTTCTGTTCAACTTTTTTCTCTCCTTTTCTTTCTCCTGGATCTTTGTTCCCAGGTGTTCGTAGTGTGTTATCATTTGGATTACTAACCTCCTTCATCCTATTGAAATCGTAACTGAGAGTTTTTTCATCAATTACTATTTTAGCTGCGGTACTTGGCACACTAGCTTTAACCGCAGTATCCAGATCTTTAAAGGTTTCTGTAGCTGTAAATGAAACAGAACCAGACCAGAATTTTTCAAACTTTTTACGGATGCTCATACATCATTTTATTATGTTCTTTTAATTCTTTGTTTTCTTTGAGAAGTTTCTTATATTTTTCGTTGAGGAGATTGTAAGAATGAATAGAATTTATTAAATATCTACACAAATCTATACCTTCTTCTAATCCTTCTTGCAACCAGAACTTTGCATTGGTCGGATCTTTCAACATCTTGTCTTGCATGGTAATTTTAAACTTATCCATACCTTCTTTATCCCTATCTAATATACGAGCTATCAGCTCGTTAGTATTAGCATCTGGAGAAAGATCTATCGGATTATTTGGATACTTCTCGCTTTTCCCGGTAGTTTTTTTATCCATCCTCTTTCTTCTAATTGTTTAATTCTTGCTGCAATACCACATTTGGATTTTGCACCTATCGCCACCTTCATTTCATCGTAAGATGGCGATATGTTTTTTTTAGAAATATAGCTTTTAATAAACTTAAAAAGTTTTAGTTGCTTTTCAGTTAAGCCATATTGCATTTGTTTCCCCTAAAATTGATTTGCAAATCCATCATCTGCTGGCTTATCTCCGCCAGTTTTCTTGATGGTAATTTTCAAATCCTTATTTTCTTGGATATAGCAAGCAGCCTCGCACCAGATACTATTAATCGTAAAGTTCTTACGATAAGGTTTCCCAGACTTTTGATTGATCTTCTCACTATCGACCAAAACTAAATCTGGTTTATTATCGCCAGGTTGTTTATCTGGGTTCCTCTTCAATGAAAAGGTACACATCCAGTTTGGGTCTTTTGGTTTATTTTTAAAATCAGCCATATATATTATCCTCCTATGAATTGCTGGTTTCTATCTAAAAAGGCTTGTTTTAATTTTTCGTACCTTTTTAAATCTTGTTTCTTTAGCTCTGTTAAGAAATCTTTATTTTGACTTTTAATCATCTCTAAGTTTGCTTGATGACTCGCGTTTTTAATTCGTTCTAAAATGATTGTTTCTTGGTTTAAATCTATACCGGTATTTTCATTATTATTATTTTTTATATTCGATAATTCTTCTGAACTATAAATATTACCATGGATACCAAGAGCTTTAAGAATAGCTCGATCCGCAGCTCTCTTTTCGGCAACAGCCACAGGAAATATAAAATCATTATTAAGAGGGGAAACTTCTCCAAGTGTATAAAAGTTTTTACCGTTAAATGTTGCAACAGCTTTTACAACTGCACAACCTTTTTCTAAATTACAATGTTTAATTTCTACATTAGTTTCAATATTATAAGTGTTGGCTAATTTTTCTAATTCTAAATGTTTAATGGCAAATTTACCATTGCCAATCTCCCACATACCGCCATTAGCTTTTAACTTTGTTATTTCATTTTCTATTTTGTTGATATTAATAACTCTACCCATAATCCCTTTCTGATAGCCAGATGAATGAAATTGGGGAAAGATTACTGCCTGTAATAAAACCCATGTTTAACCTCTCGATCAAACGCATCTGGCTACCTTTATTAGTAAAGATATGACTTATAACTAACAGGGAGATAAGAAAAACAATCAATATAAGGAGCATACCTTTTGATTTGTTTTTTTTCTTTACTAATTCTTTTTTCAGCAGCCACATTTGAGGATTAATCATTGAGTTATCTTCTCTCATAGTAAACCCCATAGTTTCATTGCTGCTAGTTTGTGATCTCCTAAACCGTTCCAAAAGAAGTGGTCGAAATCACATGGAATATCTTGGAACCAAGTAGTTTTACCGGCATGGTTTTCCATTACTCTTTCTCTGCGTTTGGCAACTATTGCCATTTTATTTAATTGAAGTTCTAAATTTTTTGGTTTTAAATCCTCGCAATTATCTGGAGTAAAAACATTATAATCTTTTTCATTAATTACTAATAAGTGAGGTTTCTTTTTTTTATTGCAAGCTAACCAATAGAAAGCAACTTGGAGAATATGATCTTGCCAACCTAAATAACCTTCATCTATTTTAGGTAAAGAATAATTAGATGTACCATCTTTTTTGGGTCTGTTTTTCTTTCGCCATTTTGTTTTAATTTCAACAAAATTATTTTCATCTTCTATATCTATTCTGCCGATACAAGGTAATAAACAATTAGGTAAATTTAAACTAACGGATCTCTCGCAATCTATTGGAGTTTTTAATTTAATTTCTCTTAATCCATATTTTAATTGTTGGAATGTTAAAGCTAAACCTTGTCTGTTTATATCGTGTTGCTCCCTGTCTTTATCGTCTGCGGGATCATATAAATTAAATTTTTCTATAATTTTTTCAAAAACTTTTCTTTGCGGTGGTATTTCTTTCCTGGTTAATCCGGTTCCTTTAACATATTCCCAAACATAATTGCCAAATTGTAATTGCGCCATATCGCCAATACAAACTCCAGAAAACATTTTAGAATTAATAGGCAGCTCTCGTCTTTCTTCTTGGGATAAGTATAAATATTTGTAACTCCAAATATCATCATTGGAATTTATTTGAGAGGGGGAGTGATGGTTGATACCGTAAAGTTCAACCCATTTAGGTAATTCTTTTATATTGTCTAAAAATTCGTCTTTTTCCATAAAGCAAATCAATAGATTCTTTTATGAACATTATGAGAACTTTGTCAATACAAAAGGGGTATATATTTAAAAAGATATATTTATAATACCTCTTAAAGTTGAATAAATATTAATACTTATACCATTATATTCACAATAAATACATACTTAAATCTTGTCAAATTGGTAATTATCCATATAAGCAAATCATGCAATTAGAAACATTTAGAAAATCAAAAAACCTATCACATAAAAAGCTAGCTGAATTTTTAGGAATTAAAGGCACATCTCCTGGATCAACTGTATTTCGTTGGTGCAACAAGGAGAGGATACCTCGACCAGAATTTATGAAACTGATCTCCGAAAAAACCAAAGGAAAAGTCAAACCTTCTAGCTTTTATGAATAGAAAAAAAGAAAAAAAAATAACTGGCAACATAGAAGATTATCCATTTGTTGAAGTTAGGTGGTTCGACACCTTGGCGGATAATTCCTGGATGACAGTTGAGAAAGCTAAAAAGTTAAAACCCGCAGTTTGTATTTCAAAGGGTCATAAATTAATTCAAACAAAAGAACTACTTACAATTTTTGCCGATTATTCAATAGATGTAGAGGATGGATCTTTAACTGTTGGTAATACAAACACTATTCCTGGAGCTTGGGTACAGGAGGTTACGGAGATAGTGATTAAATGAAAATATTATTTTTATTTATTGTTGCAGCTCTACTTTTATTTCCTAAAGAAACACAAAATCAAATAGTAGAGGATCCTTATAAATTAGAATGGGAACGATTTTGTAAAGTTTGGATGAGTTATGTAAATAAATATCCAAAAGCTATGCATGCTGGATGTTGTGAAATAGATCATCCATCTAATGATATTTTAAAAGAAGGTTACAAAGGAGAGAGCTTATTGCTTTGTGATTATTGCGATGGGGAGTTTTGTTATGGCTGATTTTTTAGATAAAGAGTTAGCCAAGATTAATGAAGGTTTGGCAAAAGAAGAGGCAATCAAATCCGAGGCGGATCATTTAATGATTAATAAGGTTACAAAGTATGAGGGAGAGATAGCAACTCTTAAAAAAGAAATAGATAGACTAAGCGAGGAAAACTCTAACTTTCAAATAATCAGCAATGGTCATAAAAAATTAAATGGAGAATTAAGAAAAGAATTAGACGAAGTTAAGGAAGATAATAAAAAGCTAGCAAAACAAGTTTCAGATTACCAACAAAATTACATAAAGATTAATGGTAAGAAATAATAATATGGCTAGAGATATTTATTATAAGGATGTAAAGTTTTCAGCTTATTCACTCTGGCACAGATCACTTACCGAAAAATTGGGTATGATAGATATTGATGCAACGGGTATTTGTTTAAAATGTAAAGCTCCTTTGTATCTAGCTGAAACTGCTTTTGATGTTGGACAAACTTATAAAGCAACTACAACTACAAAGAAATTAGCCGAATTAGCTGGTCTACCAAGTTTCCTGGTTTTTTATAAGGTGGATGGGACCAGTATTACATCCTTTAGAATTAAGCAACTAACACCTTGGAGATCGGAGGAAATGTTTATGCTACCGGATGGTTGGTTGCAAGTGATGCAATTACTCCAGGAACGGCACGATCTTATTTGTGAGGGGAAGAGATGAGTTTATTCTTTGTAGGCGATAGAAATATCATATTTAATAAAAAGCTATCAGCTATTGATAAGATAGTTTATTTTGCGCTGGTTTGTTATATGGGTAAAAAGGATGGGAAAGCCTATCCTCGATATGCGACATTGAAGAAGGAAACGGGGTTATCTCGTAGTAGTATTCATCGAGCCATTTCCAACCTTGCCAAACAAAAGTTAATAACAATAAAACGGCTATCTTCGACTAATTTGTATTTATTGACACAACAGTTGGAGTTAGAGAAATTAAGGCTAAATAGAGTGAAGTCTCTCACAGAGACCAGTGAGGTGTCTAAAAGAGACTTATTAATAAAACCATATATATATAACCAGTATAGATCTAATAATAGGAATAACTATAATAGAGCATTCTCGAACAGGGGGGTTGCTAAACAATCTATAGAATATGAAGGGGAAACATATATAGAATGTGGTCGTGAGGGTCATTATGTCGAATATAGAAGTAAAAAAGGGAATTTAATCCGCAAACATACATTTAAGAAGGAACCTATTAAAATAGTTTCATCATATAATAAGGATAAACCTATAAAAAAGTTTAATGCCATCGAGAAGGTGGCATGAAATTAAGAGCTGCTAAAATAATTGATATTTTGGATACTGCTGGCACGGCTGAACGGTTTATGCCAGGTTTACCCAGACCCACAAATCCCTCAATGTACAAAATATTACGGGATATTACTTATGAGCCAAAGGATTATGGCTACTGGAATACGACTAAAAAGCTAAAATTACGAGCTAATAGTAAACAAATTGATTGCTGGCTATTAGCCATTGATTTACTGCCTAAAGTTGAATTAAAGGATAGAAAGCTAGTTTGGTCCAGAGCAAGAAAGTATTCCTGGGTAGCTTTGGCTAAAATGTATTCTTGCCATCGAGTTACGATTAAGAGGAGATATATAAAAGCAATAATTAATTTAGAATTTATTTTGGATAAATCTCTTATAGACAAGATAGACAAAATTTAATAATAGGAACTATATACTGTGGTTGGTAGACCGTTACAAAAAATCCCTTGCGAAAGTTATACTAGAGGCAGCAATTATACTGTTCAATGTAAGTGTAAAGGTAAGCTGATGAAGTCTGGTAAGTTCCGTTGCAAGTTCCATGGAGGAGCTTCTACCGGAGCAAGAACCATAGAGGGTAAAGTTAAATCTTTAAAACATTTAAAACAATTTAAAAATTATTCAGAAGATCAATTAAGACAATGGATCAAAAACAAATTAGAGAAATCATCAAACAATTAGAACTTGGCAAGCCGTTAAGTACAATCTGTAAATCAAAAAATATGCCGGATGTCTCAACCGTATATAAATGGTGTAGAACTGATGATGAAGTACAAAAGAAAGTTATGGATGCAAGACAAATGGGAGTTTGGACATTACTTGATAAAATAGCTGAAGATATGGATACTCCAAAAACACCGCAAGAAGTTCATTGGATGCGTGAGAGATATAATCATATTAGATGGTTAGCGAGTAGATTATTGTCTACTACATTTGGAGATAAACAAAAGATAGAGCAAAAAACAGACACTACTTTAACTATTTCATGGGGTAGACCAGATGAGAAAAAAGATATGTTACCGGTTAAAGAGATTGTGGACCAGGTATCAACGGAGAATTTTAAAAGAATACCAAACTCTAATGAAATGGTAAAATAGATCCAATAATTTTGCTAGTCTCATATAATTGCTAGTTTCAATTAATTAAGACTAGATGATTTTTGCTAGTCTCATAAAATTGCTAGTCTCATATAAAAGCTAGTCTCATTTAATAAAGACTAGAATAAAATTGCTAGTCTCATTTAATTAAAGCTAGATTAGAATTATTATAAAATAGGTATTATTTGGATTAATAAATAAAGTTGACAACTATCCATATTAATAGTTGACAGATTGTCAATTATAATATATTTCTTTAATTGATCCGTTGTGCGAAGATTTGCTCTAAGCGAAGTGATAGCGCAACGGGTCAATATAAAGGAGGTTGAACATATGAATCAACAATTAAACGAGCCAAAGCAATTTATAATAGCTGGAAAAGATGTTGTAAGTTGTAAATATAAACCGGAGAACAAAGGAAAGAGATATTTCACTTTTAAATCTCTTCCAGGCAAGTCAAATAAAAAGAAGTTTTTTGATGATGCTTTTAATTGGTTCTCTGTATATGTACCGAACAGACATATTGAAAAGATTAAATTTCAATTACAAGGCTGTAAGTACAATATAAACAACAATAGAGCTGCAATACTAGGATTTTTTAAAAATCTTAAAAGGTTGAAATCTCATCATTTTGATAATTGGGATTTACATAAATTTCTAGGAGGAGATGAGTTTTATGTTTATGTAATGTCTCAACAAAATTGGGAGGTGTCTCAATGACAAATAAAGAAGTAGTTGAGATTGCAAAAAAACTAACTTTAGAAAATATGGAGCAATTAATTCATATTTTTTCAAGTAATATAGATATTTACTTTGGATCATCAAAAAAGGTTCAATTTGGAGGATCTTTAAGTAGAGAATTGCCGGTTTGCTTAAATGGAGCTGTAATTCAATTAAATTCAGAATATACAGACAAAAACAACCCATTAAAAAAGCAATACGGAAAATATTTAAAATAATAAAATTATAGACCCTGGCGGAGATGATCTTGCCAGGGTTTTTTATTAGCATAAAAAACAATTAAAAAGGTTATTTTATTAACTAAAATAAAAATACGCATTTAAACATATTTAAGGTTGACATATTGTCAATGCTATGTTATTGATCCTTATTAAATAAAAAAAGGAGGAATAACATGGGTACAATATCAGTTCAATACAATAAAAAACCATCAGTTGTTGATGCGTTTAAAATGGATATGTCATTGCCAATTATTGATTTTAATATTGAACATGTTGAAGACAAAGAATATACAATATATTCTGCATGTAAATACAAGGATCAAGTGATTGCTGTAATTGGTTTAATTAGATATGATTATTTAAACAAAGAAGTGTTTATTAAAATAATGGATGAAACAGTTGGACCATATTTTTATGATATGAAAAAAACTGTTTTTGATAAACTTACTCCAACTAAAGAAAATTCTTTTGCAAGTGAATGGAGAAGAAAAGTTAAATTAAAATATAATTAATTAAATATATTAACCTGGGAGAGAGAGATCTCTCCTGGGTTTTTTTGTGCCTGGTTGATACGAATAGATACGAATAGATCTAGTTGTATCTGGTTAGACTTGGTTGGAATCTCCGTATCTTTATAAGCGCGCCAGAGTGAAATCTTACGCGTTAAGGAGTACGATCCAGCATATATGCTACAGCTCCGGGACCAATGACACTTACAACACACTTAAAAGATTAAATAAGTTAAGCAATATCTCAATAGTTTACGGTTGAGATAACCAAAGATCAAAAAACTGTAGAAAAATGAAAGAATTTCAATGCGCGTGAGGCGGGTATGACCCAAAAACAAGGTGCATAAATTATAAATATATATATCGGGACTTTCGCACACAGGCACAGACAGACACACTATGGATATAAAAAACAAATTAATAACAGCAATGGTATTTTCTGCCGAAGATACGGGGGGTTTAATTATTCACTTAAACGGCTTTGAAGATCAAACCCATGCTAACAAATTTTTAAAAAAATTAATGAAGAATAGTGGTATTGAATATCAATCAGTTAAAGAGTTATTTAATTTACCAACAATTCACTAGGGAGGGATTATGGATTTAATTATTCAAGAAGTGAAACACTATTGGAACGATCATAAAAAAGTCGTACTTGGTGTTGCAGCTTTAATTATTATATTAGCGATTTTATAATGCACATAGAAATACCTTATGTTCCAAGACCCCTACAGGCAAAACTGCATAATGATTTAGATAATCATAGATTTGCGGTGTTGAACTGCCATAGGAGGTTTGGCAAGACTATACTGGTTATTTTACATTTGATGAAGAAAGCTCTTACAAATGATAAAAAGAACCCAAGGTATTATCTTATTGGACCAACCTTTGTATCTATTAAAAGGGTATGCTGGGATTATTTAAAACAGTACGCAAGCTGTATACCAGGAACTACTTTTAACGAAACTGAATTAAGGTGCGATTTTGCGACAGGAGCTAGAATACAATTATTATCTAGTGAGGATCCAGATAAAATTAGAGGAATATATGCAGACGGGGTTTGTGTGGATGAGTGTTCACAGATGAACCCGATATTATGGAATGAAATTATTAGACCCGCTCTATCAGATAGAAAAGGTTTTTGTTATTTTATTTCGACACCAGCTGGAATGAGTAATATATTTTATGATTTATACCAGCACGCACAATCTGATCCAACCTGGTTAGCTTATACTGCGAAAGCCAGCGAGACAGGGATTATCGACCAAGAGGAATTAGATGCTGCTAAAGCTCAAATGGGAGATGCAAAATTTAAGCAAGAATTTGAGTGCGATTGGATTGCAAATATCGAAGGAGCAGTATATGGAGAAATTATAAAATCTTTAGAAGAAAAAAAACAAATAACTAGAATTGCATACGACCCAGCATTAATGGTTCATACTGCCTGGGATCTTGGAGTTGACGATAGTACAGCAATAGTTTTCTATCAATTACTGGGGAACCAGATTTTAATAATTGATTATTATGAAAACAACCGAGAAGGGTTGCCGCATTATGTTCAAGTCGTAAAAGATAAAGATTATGTCTATGGGGAACACTTTGCGCCACATGACATAGAAGTAACAGAATTTTCAACGGGTAAGACCAGAAGAGAGGTAGCTTACCAATTAGGAATAAGGTTTAAGATTTTACCTAAAATAAATTTAGAAGATGGTATCCACAGCTTAAAGATGGTTTTACCTAAGTGTTGGTTTGACGGAGAAAACACAAAACCATTAGTAGATGCTTTAAGACACCATCATCGAAAATATAACGAGAAGATGAAAATGTTTAGTAATAAACCAGTAAAGGATTGGAGTAGTCATGCAGCAGATGCCGCAAGATATATGGCTCTGTCGATTACTGATTTGCCTAGACAAAAAGCAACAGCACAAAGTTTAGCAGTAAACGAATATAGAATACACGGAGAATAATTATGGGAATTTTTAAATCGCCTTCAATGCCACCACCTCCTCCACCACCAGCACCGGCTCCAGAGCCGCCAAGCTACGAGGATGAGTTAAGAAAAAAAGAGATTGAAGAAAAAAGAGCTAAAGTAAGAAGAAATAGAAAAGGCAGAAAACAAACAATTTTAACTGGAGCCGAAGGTTTAGAGGATGACAGTTTATTAGTTAAAAAGAAAAAGTTAGGAGGATAAATGGGAGGAGCAAATAGTGGATCCACAGGAGGAGGCGGAGGCGGACCAAGTGTTGGTCCAGCTGGTGCAACTTATTCTGTAGTTGGAACAGGAAGAAAAACGGAAAAAAAATATGGTACTGTTGCGGATGCAAAACAAACCGCAAAGCGACATGAATTTAGAGAAAGCGGAGCAAGAAATATTGATAAAAATTTAAAAAACGCTCCACTTATTGTACAACCATTTGCTGGATTATTTAAAGAAGGTTCAAGAAGAACAAGAGATTATTTTACGGATAAAGTTCTTACATCTACAAGAGGTAAAAAAAATTTTGGTTATAATAAACAACAATTTGAAAGTTTATCTATTGAGGAGCAGAATAAAATTTATGCTGGTTATATATCTGGTAGACAAAGCGGAGCAACAGATGCTTATGGTAATGTTTATTCTAACAAAGATAATAACCAACCTATTTTAACACAAGCACCAAAAACTACTTATGTTGAAGGAGTGGGTGCGTCTGCGGTTGCAGCATCTCCAACAAAAGCAGAAATGGATCAAGCATCAGCTACTACAATGTCTACTGATGAAACTTTACTTGCAACTAAAAAAAAAGGTAGATCGGAAAATATTTTAACTTCTGCAAAAGGATTAGGAGATACAAATTTAACAATTAAAAGAAAAAAATTAGGATAAAAAATGGCAGTAGAAAAAAAAGCAAAAGAAATTATTGATAAATATAATACTTTAAAAACTCAAAGAGTTACTTGGGAAGAGCATTGGCAAGAGATTGCAGATTATTTTTTACCAAGAAAATCCAATATTACTATTAAAAGAACTAAAGGCGATAAACGACACGACCAGATTTATGATGGTACAGCTACTCACGCATTAGAATTATTATCCGCTAGCTTAAATGGTATGCTAACCAATACGATTTCTCCGTGGTTCGTTTTAAAATTTAGAAACGAGGCAACTAACCAAGATGATACAGCAGTAGAATGGTTAGAGAGCTGTGCAAAAATTATGCAGCAAGTATTTGCTCGTTCAAATTTTCAACAAGAAATTTTTGAACTTTACCATGAACTATTAGCTTTTGGTACATCTGCGATGTTTATTACAGATGATATTAAGGATGACTTACGTTTTAAAACTTTACATATTTCAGAAATATTTATTACTGAAAATGAAAAAGGATTTGTTGACAGCTTATTAAGAAGATTTCATCTTAAAAATAAAAATATTCCTTTAATGTATCCAGATGTAGAACTGCCAAGAGGATTACAGGAGGCAGTAAAGAATAAACCTTTTGAGGATAGTGTTATTCTTCATACGGTACATAAATCTGATACTCCAATGGGTTATCAGAATAAAGATAATATGGATTATATCTCATGCCATATTCATCAAGAGACAGGAGCTATTTTAAGAGAAAGTGGATTTAGAGAATTTCCTTATGTAGTGCCACGTTATTTAAAATCTTCATCCAATGAAATCTATGGCAGATCTCCAGCGATGAATGCTTTACCAGATACCAAGATGTTAAACACAATGTCTAAAACATCTATTAAAGCAGCTCAAAAACAAATTGACCCACCTTTAATGGTTCCAGACGATGGTTTTATTTTACCAATTAGAACTGTACCAGGTGGATTAAATTTCTATAGATCTGGAACCAGAGATAGAATTGAACCATTGCAAATTGGATCGAATGCTCCTGTGGGTATTCAAATGGAAGAGCAAAGAAGAAAAGCAATTAGAGAAAATTTCTTTGTCGACCAGTTAATGATGATACAGGGTCAAAACATGACAGCAACAGAAGTTATGCAAAGAACTGAAGAGAAGATGAGATTGTTGGGTCCAGTATTAGGAAGATTACAAAGTGAATTACTACAACCATTAATTACTAGAGCTTTTAATTTATTATTAAAAAATAATAAATTACCTCCAATACCAGAAGAGATTGGCGACCAGGATGTTGAGATAGAATATGTATCTCCATTAGCCAAAGCTCAAAAAACACAAGAGCTATCATCTGTTATGAGGGGAATAGAAATATTTGGCTCAATGCAAAATATTGCACCGGTATTTGATTACATAGATATAGATGGTTTAGTCGATCACATTAAAAATGTTTTAGGTTTACCAGCTAAAATTATGAGATCAAAAGCAGAGGTTCAACAAATCCAACAACAAAAACAACAAGCCGAAATGGAAATGCAACAATTACAACAAGCGCAAGCAGTTGCAGAGAGTGCTGGTAAAATAGCACCAGCTCTAAAGGCGGTTGAGTAATGGATCAAAAAGAACTTAAACAATTAGGAATAGATTATAAAACAGTTTTTAAATCGGAAGCCGGAGAACGAGTGCTTTCTGATTTGGAAAAAAGATGTAGCTTTCACGCAACTACTCACGTTAAAGGAGACAGCCACGAAAGCGCATTTTTAGAAGGTTCAAGAGCAGTAGTCTTGTTCATTAAAAATATGCTTAACAAAAAAGGAGAATAAAAATGTCAAGCGAAAATCAAGAGGTAGTAACACCAGAAGTTCAAACTGAAAATTCTGTGTTATCTGGAGATCCTAAAACAGAAACTCCAACAAGTACAGATTGGAAAGCAAGTCTTTCCGATGAAATAAAAGCAGACAAATCTTTAGAAAATATTAAAGATATTGAAAGCCTAGCAAAAAGTTATGTCCACGCACAAAAGCTAGTAGGTTCAGATAAAATTCCTGTACCTAATAAATTTGCAACAGAAAAAGATTGGGATGCAGTTTATGAAAAACTAGGTAGACCAAAGGATGCAACTGGATATAAATATGATCTAGGAGAAGATGCTAAAATTAATGAAGATGCTTTAAAAAATTTTTCAGACCAAGCACATAAGTTAGGATTATTACCTAATCAAGCAAGTGGTATAGTTAAGTTTTACAATGATATGGCAGCTCAACAGCAACAAGACGCAGATACAACAGCTTCGGGTGCTAGAGAGCAAAGTGAAACAGCTTTAAAAAAAGAGTGGGGTCAAGCATACGACCAGCAAATTAATAAAGCGGCAACTGTTGCTAAACAAGTTTTAGATGCTGATTTTTTAAATTCAAATTTAGCAGACGGAACTAAAATTGGCGACCATCCAAGTTTTATTAAAGCATTTGCAAATTTAGCAGATAAGATGGGAGAAGATACTATAACGCAAGCATCTGGACCAGCTTATCAAACACCAGCACAATTAGAAAAACAAATTGGAGAATTAACACAACAAGGTTCAGCATACTGGGATAAAAGACATCCCAACCATGAACTAGCTGTTAAAGAAGTTTTGGCTTTACGAGAACAAAAAAATCAAGTATAGCCAAAATATATTAGGATAATCGAAAGACCCTAGTTGACACTATGAAAGTATAGGTTCCAGGAGAACTGAAATCGAGGTTTCGACCCGTAAGGATAATCAGCCGCTTAACATTAACAATAACCAACCATAAGGAGAATAGTATGTCTATTCAAATTACTACTTCTTTCGTTGAACAGTATAGCTCGAATATTGCTATGCTTTCTCAACAAATGGGAAGTAAACTTAGAGGTTCTGTTGATGTGGAAACTGTTAGAGGAAAAAATGCTTTCTTTGACCAAGTAGGAGTTACAGCTGCACAGTTGAGAACTTCACGTCATGGAGACACTCCTCAAATAGATACTCCTCACAGCAGAAGAAGATTGAGCTTGGCTGACTATGAATGGGCTGACTTAGTTGACGATGTCGACAAAGTTAGAATGCTTGTAGACCCAACTAGCTCATATGCTAAAGCAGCGGCAGCAGCTATGAACCGTGCAATGGATGATGTAATTATTACATCGTTCAACGCATCGGCTGATACTGGTGTTGCTGGTGGTACATCTACAGCTTTACCTTCAACGCAAAAGACTGCGACTTCAGACCAATCAGACGGTTTGACGATTGCTAAACTTTTAGCAGCGAAGAAAATCTTAGATAACAACGATGTTGACCCTTCATTGAAGAGATATGTCGTATGTGGACCACAACAGATCTCAGATCTATTAGGAACTACTCAAGTAACTAGCTCTGACTATAATACAGTTAAAGCTCTTGCTGAAGGTAGTATCAATTCCTACTTAGGTTTTGAGTTTATAATGTCAACAAGATTGAACAAGGATGCAACGTACACTTCTGACAGATTAGTTTTTGCATATACTGAAGATGCTATTAAATTAGGTATCGGTAAGGATATTTCTGCAAAAATTTCTGAAAGAGCTGACAAATCTTACTCAACGCAAGTATATTACGCAATGAGTTTAGGTGCAGTTCGTATGGAAGAAGATAAAGTTGTGCAAATCCCTTGTCATGAAGCATAATCAATAGAGAGGAAATAAATCATGGGAACTAAAAACTCAGACTTAGTAGCAAACTTTGAAGCTACACCTCAAGTTCTTAACAACACAGCACTTTTACACGGAGTAGTTCGTGTAGCTCAAGGTACTATAGTTGTTGCGGCTGGAGATAGTGATGATGACGATATTGTTATGCTTGCACCTATACCAAGTAATGCAACCGTTCCGCAAATCTGGATCGGTTCAGATACACTTGGGGGTTCATGTACTTTCAATGTTGGGATTTATCAAAGTGATGGAACAGTAGTTGATGAAGATTACTTTGCAACTGCGGTGGCTGATGCTGCTGCTATGGCAGATGTAAGATTTGAAGCTGCTAACATCAATACTGCTGGTTCAACAATGTGGGAAATGGCTGGAGCATCAACTGATCCTGGAGGTTACTACTACATAGCGGCTACTATGGCTGCTGCGGGTGGAACTGAAGGCGATATGTCGTTCAACATTCATTACGTTGTAAACTAGAGTAAATAGAATTTTAGGCGGGGAAAGCGAGAGTGGAACCCGCCTAAGATGCAATGATAAAAAAGTTAGATAAACCAAAACCTATCTTACATTTTAAAAGTGGAAATCATATTTATAGATATGTTTTGGTAGACAGATTTAAAAACGATAACAAGTATCATTATGGTTTTGATACGAAGGAAGAATTAACTGAAGCTGAAATATTTGCTTTGGTAAAACCAAGAACATTAAGAAGAAAATATATAATTAAAAAGGATTAACATGGCATCAGTAGTTCAAATTTGTAATTCAGCATTAAACCAATTAGGCGCAAGTTCAATTACAGCTCTTACAGATGATAGTAAAAATGCTAGATTATGTAATGAAAGATATACAACAATTAGAGATGCAGTTTATAGATCTCATCCTTGGAATTGTTTAATTAAAAGAGTTCAATTAGCACAAGATAGTGATACTCCAGCCTGGGGTTTTGATTATCAATATACTTTACCCGCAGATTGTTTAAGAATTTTAGGAATTAAAGATTATAATTCCGATTATAAAGTTGAAGGTAGAAAATTATTAATTAGTGAAAGTTCTGTTTATTTAATTTATTTAGCACAAATAACAGATGTCAACGAATTAGATGTTTTATTAAGAGAAACTATCTCTGCACATTTAGCACAGGATATAGCTTATGCTATAACTGCCAATCTACAAGTTGCAAAACTAATGGCAGAAAAATATCAAGCTAAATTATCAGAGGCAAGACACGCAGATAGTTCTGAAGGTTATAATACTAACCCAGAATTAGCTCCAACAGATCAAATCATAACTGAAGATTTTTTAAATAGTAGATACTAAATATGGGAAAACAACTTTTAAGCATCCCTAGCTTTACCGCTGGGGAGCTTTCCTCTTCTATGGAGGGAAGAACAGATTTTGCAAAATACTTTAATGGCGCAACGAATATTGAAAACTTTGTGGTTATGCCACATGGACCAATAACAAGACGACCAGGAACTTATTTTGTATCTGAAATAAAAACATCCGCAAACAAAACAAGACTTATTCCTTTTACATTTTCAACTGAACAAACTTACATTTTAGAATTTGGCAATCAATATATTCGTTTCTTTAAAGATGACGGTCAAATTGTAGAGGCTAATAAAACTATTACTGGAATTACTGCTGCTAATCCAGCCGTAGTTACATCTAACTCTCATGGTTATTCAAATGGAGATTTTGTAACTATCTCATCTGTTGTTGGAATGACAGAAGTAAATGGTAAAACTTTTAAAGTAGCAGATAAAACTACTAATACTTTTGAACTGCAAGATGTTGATGGCACAGATATAAATTCTTCTGGTTATACTGCTTATTCATCCGCTGGTGTAGCCAATAGAATTTACCAAATCACAACCAGTTATACGACAGCACAATTATTTGATTTAAAATTTGCACAGTCTGCTGATGTTATGTATATCTGCCATCCATCTCATGAGGCATCTAAATTATCCAGAACGGGTCATACATCCTGGACACTTTCAGAAGTAGACTTTGCTGAAACTGGTCCCTACATGGATACCAACACCACAACAACAACTTTAACTCCAGCATCCTCTGGAACTGGAACGGGTGTTAATATAACTGCCAGCTCAACCACAGGAATAAATGGTGGCGATGGCTGGCAAACAACAGACGTTGGAAGAATTTTAAAATTTAATAGTGGCGAGGCTGTAATTACAGCACGAACTAACACAACCGTTGTAGTTTGCACAATCACTAAAGCATTTACTAATACCGATGCAACAGCAGCATTTAATCTAGGTTCTTTTTCGGATACCACGGGTCATCCTTCGGTGGTTACATTTTTTCAACAAAGATTAGTATTTGCTGGAACTTCAGATCAACCACAAACTATGTTTTTCTCAAAGTCTGGAGATTATGAGAATATGACAGCTGGAACTGATGCTGACGATGCTATGATTTATACTATTGCATCCAACCAGGTTAATGCGATTAAAGCTATGAAGGCAACGAGAACTTTAATTGTAATGACAACGGGTGGAGAATATGCTGTCTCTGCTGGAACCGCATCTGCAATCACACCGACAAATATTTCAATCATTAAACAATCCAACTATGGTTCAGCGGGAGTAGATGCTTTATCTATTGGTAACGCAACTATCTTTTTACAAAGAGCAAAAAGAAAAATGAGAGAGCTTGCTTATAATTTTGATACCGATGGTTATGTTGCTCCAGATTTAACTATTCTTTCTGAACATATAACTGAAAGTGGTATTACTCAAATGGATTACCAACAAGAGCCATATTCAGTTGTTTGGGGAGCAAGAACAGATGGTGTATTAGCTGGTTTAACTTATAATAGATTAGAAAATGTTGTTGCTTGGCACAGACACATTATAGGTGGTAAGTCTGACACTACAAAAAATATTATTCAACAATCAATTTCTTTTACATCTAATTCTTCAAACGTAAATACCACAAATAATACAATTACTATTTCATCACACGGTTTATCAACTGCTGATCCAATTTATTATTATGCTGGCTCTAATGCTATTGGTGGATTAAATAATTCAACATTATATTATGCTATTGCATCTGATAGTAATACCATTAAACTAGCCACAACCGCATCGAATGCTACTGCGGGAACGGCTGTATCTTTTACTTCAGCTCCAAGTTCAGACACAACTCAATATATTTATCAAGGTGTTAATATTTCATCTAATTTTATTTATTCAGCATCTCATGGTTTTGTTACTGGCGATATTTTTTATTATGATAATACAGGAACATCTATTGGTGGTTTATCTGAAAATACAAAATATTATATTGAAAAAATTGATAACAACCAATTTAAACTTTATTCAGATAAAACTTTAGACACCGTTGTTAGTTTAACTTCAGCTCACACATCGGAGCAAACAGATAATATTTTAACTCATGCTTTAGTAGAAAGTGTTGCGGTAATTGATGGCGATGCAGACGAAGATCAAGTGTGGGTTATAGTTCAAAGATGGATTAACGGAGCTGTAAGACGTTATGTAGAATATTTTACTCCATTTGATTTTAATAGAGATGTTACGGCATTCCATTATTTAGATAGTGGATTAAGTTATGTTGGCGATGAAACATCCACACTTACAGGATTAGATCATTTAGAAGGAGAAGTTGTAGATATTATTGGCGAAGGTGCTGCACAAACATCAAAGACAGTTTCAAGCGGAAGTATATCAATAGACAATGCAACGGAGCAAGCTAAAGTTGGTTTACTGTATACATCTGATTTACAAACAATGAGATTAGACGAAGGTTATACAGAAACAACTCAAACTAAAACAAAAAGAATTTATGATTTATCTGTTAGGTTTCAAGATACCGTTGGAGCTAAAGTTGGACCCAATGCAGCAAACTTAACATCAATAGATTTTAGAGCTAGTGGATCTCCAATGGATTTACCTATTCCTTTATTTACCGGAGATAAACAAGTGGAATTTGACACAGGCTATGGCACAGAAGGATTAGTTTATGTTCAACAACCACAAGCTCTACCAATGACTATTCTTGGTATTTATCCAAGATTGGAGACAGAGAGTGTCTAATATAAAATTTGTACCTTTTGAAAACGAACACGCACATTATATTTTAGATCAAGGTTTAAATAGTGAATTACTAGAAATGAAACCAGAGCATAGAAAATATGCTTATTATCTAAAAGAAGTTGGAATGTCGTTTACAGGGTTATTGAATAACAAACCTATAGCGGCTGGAGGGATCTTTCCCCTCTGGGATGGCTGTGCCGAGGGGTGGGTCTTGGCTACAAAAGAAATAAATAACTATCCAATAACATTTGCAAAGGTTATTAAGCAAAGAACTGACATGATGTTAAAAAATAATTTTATTAGAAGATTACAAACATCAGTTAAAGCCGATTGTTTAGTTGCATTAAGATTTGCAAAATTTTTAGGATTGAAAGAAGAAGGTTTAATGAAGGGTTATGGTCCAGATGGATCAGACTTTTATAGATTTGCGAGGATTATAAAATGAGTTTTTTTGGAGATGTAATAGGCGGTAAGGCAGCAGATAAAGCTAGCCAATTTAATGCTGGTTTATTAAGAAGAGATGCTTTAATTGCAGAGCAAGAGGCTAAAGCTGGTTTTGCTGTTTATACTAATTATGACTTACCAAGATTTAATGACAACGCAGACAAATTAATTGGCGAAATAATTACTAACTACGCAACGTCTGGTGTCGAAAGATCTGGAACTGTTTTAGAAGTTTTATTTGAAAATGAATACAATCTTGAAACAGACAGAGACATGATGGAATACAATGCAACAATAGCAAAACAACAAAAAGAAAACGAGGCAATTAATTTAAGAGCAGAAGCAGCTATAGAAAGATATAGAGGAAAAGTTGCTAAAAAAGTTGGTTACTTTAGTGCCGGTCAAAGTTTATTACAAACGGGAGCAATGTTCATATAATGGCAATTAAAATTTATAATACAGAAATAGCACCAACAACTGAAGTTGGCGAAATAAAATCTACAAGAGGAATGAGAATAGGTTTAGATACCGCTGCCGCTCCAGGTAGAGCAATGGGTAATATGCTTGCAAGTGGAGAAAAACTTTATGTTAAATACGAAGAAAGAAAATCAAAAAATTCAGCTTTAAAAGCATACGATGTTGCAGTTAATGGTAATGAAAATTTTGAAGGATTAAATCAAGCTAAAGTAAAAGCTGGTTTAATGACAGACCCAGATAAAGCCGCAGCATATTATCAAGCTGAATATGAAAAAGTAAAAGGTTATTTAGAAAATAATATTGATGGTATTTTTGGTAAAAGATTTTTTAATGAAAAATTATCATTAGCAAAAATATCAGATATGAATACTGTTAAGAAAAATTCTTATCTTAATTTTATTACAGAAACTAGAACTGTTGAATTAAAATCAATGGAACCAGATATATTTAAAGCGGCTACATCTCCAGATGGTTCAATAGAAAAAATAGCCGCTATTTTAAATTTAAAAAATAAATTTGCATCTTTAGAATTTAAAGAGTTATTTGGAGCTAAAGCCAAACAAGTTGAATTTCAAACTTGGGAAGGTGTAGATATATTAAAATTTAGTAATGATTTAGAAAACGATGCAATAGACACTTACGACAAAATATTAGCAAAAGATAATGATGGTTTTACTAACTATAAAAATTTATCAGCTGATAAAAGAATGCAATTAGTTAATTCAGCTAAAAATGCTGCACAGGCTATGTCAAGCCGAGAAATGAAAAAATATTATGCAAGCGCAAAGATTGGCGAAGCATCTAATTATACAAAAGAAAAATTACTTAAACCTTGGAAAGACAGTAAAGAGTATGCTGAAATGTTTGAATTTTTAACTATTAGCGACATAGTTAGGGATAACAGTTTAGTCATTAAAAATTCAGAATACGGTCAAGAATTAAATCTTATACAGAATATAGAAGTTACTGGAGAACAATTAGTTTTTAAAGAAAAGGCTAAAAAGCATTTAGAACAAATAGCTTATGAGAAAATGGCTTTAATCCAAAAAGATGCGGCTGGATATTATATAGCAAATAATGAAGATTTAAAAGTTCTTGAAAAAGAAATTAATTTAGCTGAAAGCACAGATAATTTCGAAAGAGCGCAAACTCTTATTTCTGAAAGATCAAGTTTATTAGATGAAATTTACGAAGAAAAAAATGTACCTATTGCTTTAAGAAAATATATTAGCGAGGCAGAAGCTAATAATATTGTTGCAGCCTTTAATAATGAAATAGATGTCAATAAAAAAATTGGTTACTTATTTGGTTTAAGCGACAAGTATGGCGATAAGATGCCAGATATTTATAATCAATTACAAGATGCCAACTTACCAGGTGGTGCAACTTTAATTTTAAGTACCAATAATAGAGATCTTCAACTTTCTATTGCTAATGGTTTTGATGTTAAGAGTTTAGAAAAAAATATACAAAATTCAACTGCGTTAAAGAAAGCTGATTTATCAGATATTAAAAAAGGGATAGCTGAACAATTAAACGACAATGGTTATGCAACAGTTGTTAATAATCAACCCGCTGGAGAATTAGATCAAGTAAATCATATTAACATGGTTACAGATGCTTTATATCAAGGAGTTCTTTATAAAATGTTTAATGAAAATTTAACAATAGATAAAGCTGTAAGTAAAATTATTGAGGCTCATTCAAGCGATTATAAATACCATGAAACTTTTTGGATACCAAAAGATGTTAATGGTACAGCTGTTAATCAAGATCTTATTGAACAAAAAGCAGATTATATTTTAGAAGAAATCAAATTAACAGATTATCTTAATAAAATAGATTTATCTCATTATGGATCAATCGACCAAGAAATATTAAATGAAGATAGAAAATTTGTTGTTGGACAATTAGATAGTAAATTTGAAAATTTATCAAAACAGCAAATACAAGAGTTAATGGTTTCTGATATTAAAAATAATGGTAATTGGTATCTTAACGAAAAGGGAGATGGTTTGTTATTATATGTACCAAGAGAAAATGGTATGATGATACCAATATCTGATGCTAATGGAGCTAGAATAGAAATCAAATTTACAGATACATATAATTTAATGCCTATTACCGGTGTAGAAATACCAGATAACAAACTATTAGAAAGCAGAGATAAAGGTAAAAGTCAAGCAATAGGAGCAATTTTTTTTAAATAAGAAATAATAAACAATGTTAAATTTAAAATTTAATACATTTAAGTTACCGGATCATGTTATTAATACCGCCGCACAAACAGCTAACGTAGGTCTATGGGAGGCAACTAAAACATCTGCTTATCAAGCCTGGAACTTTAACCCAACATCATCTTTGTTTCGTACATTTGAATATCAAGAGGCTTATAATTTTAGCGATAAAGTTATTCCAAAAGAAGAACTAAATAAAAAATATGCGGATATGGGTTTATTTTTTGAAAAAGATACTAGAGAAGGTGTAGTTGATTATATAGTTCAAAGAAAAAAAATTGAACAACATAGAGCAGCTAAACTTGCTAAAGCTCCACAAAATTTAGCATCAAAAGCTGTTTATTTAGGAGCTGGTTTAGTTACATCGTTTACAGATCCAGTAAATATTGCAGCATCTTTTATACCGATTGTTAGGGAGGCAAGATTTGCCAGTTTAGTTGCAAGACTTGGCGCAACAAGAGCAAGATTAGCAAAAGGTGCTATTGAAGGTTTTGTTGGTAATACTTTAGTTGAACCTATTGTTTATGGTGTCGCACAGAGAGAACAAGCAGATTATACCTATCAAGATACTATTTTAAACTTAACTGCCGGAACTCTTCTTGGTTCTGGTATGCATCTTGGTTTTGGTAAAATAGGAGATGCTCTAGCAAGTGTTAGAGGAAAAGATAATATCTACCAAAGACTTGCCAAAGCACATCCTCATTTAAAAGATGATTTATTTAGACACGCAGTAACCAAAGCAGCAAATGATGAAGCTGTTAATGTTGGCGAGGTAGTTCAAAATTCAAGATTAAATAATGACACTTTAATTGAAATAGATAATACAAAAGCTGAACTTAAAAAAATATTAGTTAATTCAAGAAAAGAATTAAACGAGGAAGGTGTAAAATTATTTGGAAAAATTAAAGATATTAAACAAAAGATAGCTGCTTTAGAAAAATTAGATCCTAAAAGAAAATTAAAATATATTAGTACCTTAAAAAAAATTAAAGAGTTAAAAAAACAATTAAAAGAGTTAGAAGCAAAAGAAAAAGCAGTTGTTGAAAAGATTGTAAACGAAAATAAAGTTGCGAGTAAAGTTAAGAGTACAGAATTAAGTAGAGATGATGTTGGAGTAAATCCAAATAAAACAGAACCTATTATTGAAAATAAAACAGTTCAAGCAGAAGAACTAGATGCACAAAATTTAGCATTAAGAGCAAAAGATTTAGAAAAACAATTAGATAATGAAGCTGTTAGTGCTGAAGTTGCAGCAAATACTAAAGCTATGGAAAGTATAGACAATAAAATTAAAAACAAAACTAAAATAAGAGACGGAATAAAAGCTGCTGTCAACTGTATAATTAGGAGATCTTAATGGCAGATAAATGCTTAATTGAAGTTAAAAGAGTTATAAAAGATTTATTAACAGATGATGAAGTTAATACAGTTTTAACTAGAGTTAAATCTAATTTAGCAGCTGAACAAGCATTAAAAAAAGCTAACATTGAAGAGAATAAACTTGCACAAAAAGTTATTGATGAAATAGAAATAGAACAAGCAATCAATAAAAGAAATTTAGCAAACGATACTATTAAAGTTTTAGAAAAAGCAAATGAAGTTATAGATAATTGGTCTAAAGATCCAATTAAGGGAATAAGAGCAATGTTAGTAGGTATTCAAGATTTTGGCAAAGGTTCAAGAAAATCTATAGGTAACGATCAAGCTGGTTTAGAAGAAGAGTTTATGACTAACTTATTTAGCGATTTAAGAAAAGCTGGAGGTAATGCTTTAGATGCTTTTCAAAATGGTAAATTAGATATTGAAGTTTATCGAGAGTTAGCTGGAGAAAATACTGGAGTTAAAGATGCAAAAGTTATTGCAGAAATTGTTAAAAAAAATAATGAAGCAGTTAGAACATATCTAAATAATTTAGGTGCTAACATTGGTAAACTAGATGATTGGATTACAAGACAATACCATGACCCAGATAAATTAATTGGAGCAGCTGGTCGAACTGTAACTGACTGGAAACAACATCAATCAGCTTGGAGAGAAATTATAAAACCATTATTAGATTTAGAAAGAACTTTTGGTGGCGCAAAAAACATTGATGAAATTTTAGATGATATGTGGCTTAAATTAAGATCGGGTGTTTTTTTTAAAAATGATGGTTTAGATGCAGTTTATGGTTCTCAAAGTATTGCAAAGAAATTAAGTGAAGGCAGAGTATTACATTTTAAAAATGCCGATGCCAGATTTAAGTACGATCAACAATTTGGCAATCCAAGATTAAGAGAGAGTGTAGTACACGGTTTACAATTATCAGCAAGAAATATTGGTATAATGAATAGTTTAGGTACTAAACCTAAAGCAAACTTTGAAAGAATGTTAAAAATTTTAGAAGTTCATTTTGCAAAGATAAATCCTAAATTTGATGGAAAGTTTAAGTTTGAAAAATTTAAAAATGAATTTATGGAAGTAGATGGTTCAGTTTACCAAGTTGATAATGCAACGGGTGCTAAAATTGGTATGGCTCTTCGTTTTTTTCAAGGTACTGGTAAACTAGGATTTGCAACCATTTCATCATTTGCCGATCTTGCTACTTATATGACAGAAAGTAGGTTCCAAGGTAGAGGTTTATTTACTGGTTTAGCAGAGGCTTTAGGTCAACTTACTGGTTTAGGTAGAAATAAAGTTGCTTTAGATGTTTTGGGAGTAATGAGTAATACTACTATTGGAGTTATGAACCAAAAATTTTCTGGCAGAGGAGATATGACGGGTAAGTTTGCATCTCTGTCAAATAAATTTTATCAATTAAATGCTTTGAACTGGTGGGTTTCAAATTTAAAATCAGCAATGACAGTTGGTGTTGCTAGATTATATGGAATGAAAAGATCATTAACATTTGACAAACTTTCAGCTAGAGAACAAAACATTTTAACCATGTATGGTTTTGATACCGGTAAATGGGATATGTTAAGATCTATTTCTGCATTAGAGGCAGATGGTAAAACATATATTACAGCAGAAAAAATAGATGAAATATCTATTGAAAGTATTGATAGTTATTTAGGTAGAAAAGTATCAAAAAGAGAAGCTGATAATTTTAGACAAGATTTACATATTTCTTATAGAAACCTTTTATTAGATAGAGCTATGCACGGTACACCAGAACCAGATGCAGCAGTAAGAGCTACATTAAATAGAGGTTGGAAAAGAGGAACTGTTGAAGGAGAAATGATGAGATTTTTTACACAGTTTAAATCTTTTCCAGTTGCTATTTATCAAAAAGTTATTGGAAGAGAATGGAGAGGTTATAATCCAGCTAATGAAAGTGTAGGTAGAAATAGAGCAGCTGGTTTAGCATCTACAATTATTTTTGGAACTATGATGGGTTATCTTTCAATGACAGTTAAAGATTTATTAAAAGGTAAATCTCCAAGAGATATGAAAGATCATAAAAACTGGTTGGCTGCTTTTGTTCAAGGTGGTGGAATGGGTATTTATGGAGATTTTTTATATTCAGAATTAAAAAATGGTTATGGTGGTTCTTTACAAGAGACAGCTATGGGACCAGCATTTGCCGATCTATCTAAATTTATAGCATCATTTACACATTTAATTAATGGAGATATGAAGAAATTTGGTAAATCCAATTATTCAATCCTTGAAGGCAATACACCATTTTTAAATTTATTTTATACCAAGGCAGCTTATGATTATTTAATTGGCTACCAAATAAAAGAATTTTTAGACCCAGGATACTTTAAAAGAATGAGGCGAAAAGCCTATAAAAACCAAGGGTCAAAATATTTTTTAACCCCATAAAAAAGTATAGACACTATGGACAAATTTTAATAAAGAGAAACATAGTGTAGGATTTTAATGCCTACAAATCACTTTCTCACAACCTAAATATAAAAATTATGACAATATCAAGTACAACTTTGCGTAACTCATATAGTGGTAACGGATCCACGACTGCGTTTGCGTACACATTTCCGATTAATTCAACTTCAGAAATTTCTGTAATTGAAAGATCGGCTACAGGAACAGAAACAGTTAAATCAGAAGGATCTGGTTCTACCAACTATTCAATAGTTGATAATGGAGCTAGCGGTGGAACAGTAACTATGGTTACGGCTCCCGCATCGGGAACTACTTTGGTTCTTTTAAGAAACACAACTTTAACCCAAGAAACAGATTATGTTGCAAACGATCCGTTTCCAGCTGAAACTCACGAAGATGCTTTGGATAAACTCCAAATGCAGACCCAAGAGTTACAAGAAGAATTAGATAGATCATTTAAAGTTTCAAAAACAAATACTATTACTTCAGCTGAATTTACAACATCTGCAACAGATAGAGCTAGTAAAACTTTAGGTTTTGACAGCGATGGCAATCTAACGACAGTAAATGATTTCCTTCCAGCCGGAGGAGATAGCGCACAATTTACTTATTCAACAACAACGACAGATTCTGATCCAGGATCAGGAATTATTCGATTTAATAATACAACATTATCATCAGCAACTATTGCTTATGTGGATGATCTTGAGGAAAATGGAACTGATGTTTCAGCTTGGGTTCAAAGTTTTGATGATGTAACTGGTAATGCGACTAACAGAGGAAGAATAAGAGTAACTAAAGCAAATACCTTAGATGTATGGCACGTTTGGAAAATATCAGGTGCTGTTACTGACGATAGTGGTTATACAAAATTAGCTTTAACTTATATTGATGGTGCCGGAGCTTTAGCAGATGAAGATAAAGTATTTTTATCTTTTTCAGCTAGTGGTGAAGATGGAGCAATTCCTGGTTACTATTATAAATTTGATACTGGAACAAGTGATGCTGATCCTGGCGCTGGAGAGATTTCTTTTAACAACGGAACTTACGCATCTGTAACTGCAATTTATATTGATGATGCTGATGCAAATGGAGTTACTACTCAAACCGATACGATTACTTGGGATGACAGCACTTCAACAATTAAAGGTTATCTTCACATTGTAGATATTAACGACAGTACGACTTATGCAAGATTTTCAATTACAGGATCATCAACAGATGCTAGTGGCTATAACAAATTAGCAGTTACACATTTAGCATCCAATAATACTTTTTCAGCAGCAGATGAATTATCTGTTCACTTTACAAGACAAGGCGACAAAGGCGATACTGGTTCAACTGGTTCAACAGGAGCAACTGGCGCTACTGGAGCTGCTGGACCAATTCCAGGAAAAGTTGAAGGAACAAATTTTACAGATAGTTTATTAGTTGGTCATTCAACAACAGGAACTTTAAGTTCTGCTGAAAGAAACACTGGAGTTGGCATTGATGCTTTAGATGCTCTTACTACTGGTGATGGCAATACAGCATTAGGTTATCAAGCTGGTTCAGCTATTACTACTGAAACAAGCAATACTTTAATTGGTAAAGGTGCTGGCGATTCTCTTGCATCTAGTAATAATACAATTATCGGACATAATGCTTTAGGTGCAGCTAGTTCATCTTCTGCTGGAAATACTGCTATTGGTAGAAGTGCCATGAAAGATAGTACTTCCGCAACTTATAATACTGCCGTAGGTTTGTCGGCTTTGGAAGATACTACAGGAACTCTTAATATTGGAATTGGCTCAAATGCTGGCGATAATATTACCTCTGGCTCTGGAAATGTAATTATTGGAGGTGTTGATGCTGATTCAGCAACAGGATCAAGACAATTAAAAATTGCTGGTTACGATGGTTCAACAACTACAACTTGGATAACTGGTGATAGTTCAGGAGTATTAACTTTAAATGCTGCTAATGTAACTCAACAAGCAATCACTTCATCATCGAATGCAGTTGCTTGGGATGCTTCTGCTAAACCAAACGCATACCATATCACAACAGAAAATACGACTTTATCTGCACCAAGTAACGCAGTTGAAGGAGCATTTATCTGTTTAGAAATTAATTACAATGGAAGTCATACTTTTTCGTGGAATGCAATTTACAATTTTAGTGCTGATACTGCTCCTACGACAACAGATACAGATGGTAAGACGGATATTTTTGTATTCAGATACAATGGAGCAATTTGGCAAGAAGTAGGAAGAACATTAAATATACCAGAGAGTTAAAAATAGGAGTTAAAATATATGTGGGGATTAGTACAAGACGGATCAATTACAAAAATAATAAATAAACCAAAAGGTATGGTTATTGGCGATGTTCGTCATTCAAGAAATATATTTTCTTCTAGATGGACTAATGCAGAAAGAGAAGCTATTGGAATTTATGAAGTAGAATTTGATAATTCTAATAAAAAAGATGAGAAATGGTATATCAATACCAATCAATCATTTGCTTTTGCTGGTGGAAAAATTACAGCAAGCTATGGTTCAGCTACACCAAAAAATTATGCTGATACTTTATATACAGAACAAGACAAAACAGATGGTAAAATACCAGATGGTAAAGATGTAGGCGATGTTGCTGTTAAAGGATTAAAAACAGTTTTAATTAAAAATATTAAATCTCAAGCTGCTGGAGAATTATCTAAAACCGATTGGTACATAACAAGAAAAGCAGATGCTGGAACAGCAGTACCATCATCTATTACAACTCATAGAGCAGCAGTAAGAACAAAAGCAGCTGAACAAGAAACTGCAATTACAAATGCTGCTGATACACCAGCTTTAGAAACTTTATATACTTATACAGAACAAGAAGATGGATCTACTACAAGACCATTAGGTGAACTGCCAACGTTGGAGAGTTAATGCCTTTAATTTTATCAGGTAATGTAGCTTCAGCAATAGGTGGTGCTTACGAAGTAGCCAACTCATGTAGGTTTGATGGTTCTAGTGCTTATATGACTAAAACACCAGGTAGTGCTGGTAGTCAAGTAACTCAAACATATTCAGTTTGGGTTAAAAGAAGCAAACTAGGCGATGAAGAATTTATTATGTATGCTAGAAAAGATGCTGATGACGATACTAGATTATATTTTGAAAATGATACTTTAAGATTTCAATGTACTGTAGATAATACAACTCATACAAGGCTATGGACTAATAGAGTTTTTCGTGATCCTAGTGCCTGGTACCATATCGTAATTTCATACGACAGTTCAGTTAGTACACCAAGCACTTCATCAGTACAAATGTTTATTAATGGAGTTAAGGAAACAAGTTTTTCATCAGCAACTTATCCATCTCAAAATGATGTATCTTATTGGTGTGATGACGCGCTTCATACTGTTGGAAGAAGAAGTGATGGAACAAGTAATTACTATAATGGTTACATGGCAGAAGCTGTATTAATTGATGGTTCAGCTTTAACAGCAAGTTCATTCGGTGAATTTGACGAAGATAGTCCGACAATTTGGAAACCAAAAGATGTATCAGGATTAACATTTGGTACGAATGGTTTTTATTTAGATTTTGAAGATAGTGCTAATTTAGGCAACGATGCAAATGGTGGAACAGATTTTTCTGAAAGTGGTCTAGCCGCAACAGATCAAACTACAGATACACCTACTAATAATTTTGCAACTTTTAATCCTCTACTTAATAATTGGACAGGCATGAGTGAAGGAAATACAAAAGTAATCAATACTTCACAGGCATATCGAGATACATTTTCTACCATAGCACTTAAATCTGGTAAATGGTATGTGGAGTGTCGAATAGATACAGAGGTTGGTGGAACATATCCTATTTTTGGAATAGCAGATGCAAGTGAATATCAAAAACCAGCGCAACATAATTTATTAGGAAGAAGTGCTTTAGGTTGGGGTTTTCAAACAGATGGAAATTATTATAATAATAATTCTGATGCTGGTGACTGGTCAACTTTAGACAGTGGAGATATAATAGGATTATATTTGGATTTAGATTCATCACAAAATACTTTAAAAGTTTATAAAAATGGAAGCTCTGAATTATCATTAGACATTAATGATCCTGTTGATGGATATTATTTTGGAGTTTCAACATACCAAGAAGATAGTGTATCAGGATCAATAAATTTTGGTAATCCTAATTTTTCACTTTCTTCGGCAGTAAGCGATGATAATGGATATGGTTCATTTGAATATTCGCCAAATATTTCAACAACAAAATATTATGCAATATGTACTAAAAACTTAGCGGAGTATGGAGGATAAATGGCAGCTTATACAACAATAGACAATCCAGAATTATATTTTCAGGTTAAAATCTGGAGTGGAACAGGAAGCGATCATGCTGTTACTTTAGATGGTGATGAAAATATGCAACCTGATTTAGTTTGGATTAAAAATAGAGCAGATGCACAGGATAATATTTTATTTGATTCTGTAAGAGGTGTAAATAAATCTTTAAGACCAGATACAACTGCTGCTGAAGACACAACAAATAATGATGGCTCTTTACAATCTTTTGATAGTGATGGTTTTACTCTTTATCAACCAGGTGTTGGAGACGATAAAACTAATGATGGTGCTGATACCTATGTAGCTTGGTGCTGGAAAGAATCTGCAACTGCTGGGTTTGATATAGTTAATAATGTTAAAAATGATACAGATGTTGAAAATATAAGTCATAACTTATCAGCAGTTCCACATTGGATTATAGGCAAATCAAGAACAGGTGGATCATACAGTTGGATTTGTTATCATAAAGATGTTGGAAATGAACATTCTATGTACCTACATGATACTTCAGCAAAAGTAGATAGTGTAACTTTTTTCAACGATACCTCACCCACATCGAGTGTCTTCACTCTAGGAGCCGATAATGCTTGGAATGGTACTAATATTTTTTATGTTTGGGCACCTAAACAAGGCTTCAGCCGTTTTTCAAAATTTGTCGGCAACGGCTCAAGCGATGGAACTTATGTACACTTAGGATTTTCGCCAGCTTGGGTTATGATAAAAGGTACTAACACAAACGGATGGTTAGTCATTGATAATAAAAGAACAGCATATAATTCAGATTCTAAATTTTTATATCCTCATGCTTCAGATGCAGAGGAATCTTTATCTGATAGATTTGATTTTTTATCTAATGGTTTCAAATTAAGAAATACTTGGACAGCATTTAATTCAAGTGGACAGGAGTATATCTACATGGCTTTCGCAGAAGCACCATTCGTAAATTCTAACGGAGTACCTTGTAATGCTCGTTGATTAAATAAAATAACAAAATTAATAAGAGGAGAAGTACACTATGAAAATAGCTCTTGCTATGATTGTGTGTACGGCTCTCTATCAAGAGTGTCTGCCGCCACATCAAATGCCAGAAACATACACAAATACTTATAATTGTATGAAAGCTGGTTATGAAGAAAGTTTAAGAAAATTAGAAGAAATAGGAGAAGAAGATGTTAATAAATATAATACCTACATTAAATTTTTATGCTATCCAATAAAAGAGGAACCCAAAGAAGATGCCTAAAAAAAATAAAAAAACATTTTCAAATATTGAAGATCATAATGGAATAAGAATATCATACCATGAAAAGGTTTGTGCAGAGAGGATGAAAACAATTTTTAAACTGTTAGATGAAATGAGAAAAGATATTAGAGAATTAAAAACTTATATGAATGTAGGAAAAGGTGCTGCCGCAATAATAATCTTTATTGGGGGTTTACTTGGCACGATTTTCTACTTCTTCACGAAATAGAACTACAGCTGCCAAAGGTTTAAGTAGTGAGCTATTAGCTGCCGCAAAGTTTGCCAAAGATCCAAACTTAATTGTGTTCACACCAGTTGGTGCTGGACCCATAGATATATTAACTTTGAATATTAAAACAGGGGAGTACCAAGGTTATGATGTCAAGACAAGAAACTACCGTAAAGATGGTTCTAAAATTAATAGACCAAGAACCAGGGAACAAAAAAGACTAGGTGTTAAAATTTTTAATTTTGACCCAGAAAAGGATTGAAGAGTTATGGATACATATAATGAGCTTAAACAAGACATTAAAACCCACGAAGGTTACAGAGATCATATATACAAAGATAGTTTGGGGTTATCTACTATTTTTTGGGGTCATCTTATTTTACCTACCGATGAATATGTTGAGGGTATTAACTACTCTATTGAAGATGCTGAGAAGTGTTTTAATAAAGATTTTAATATTGCTCTACAAGCTGCTGAGAAATTAATTGGCGATATAGAAGTTAATCATATTCAAAAATGTGTAATTATTGAAATGGTTTATCAACTTGGTGGACCAAGAACTTCTAAATTTAAAAAAATGTGGCAAGCTCTTAAAGATGGAGATATGGAAAAATGTGCTGATGAGATGATAAATTCGAGGTGGCATTCTCAAACACAATCTCGTTGTGAAAAGCTAGCTGCTAAAATGAGGAGCAGTAATAAATGATACAGTTTTTAGGTTTCTTAAAAAATCCTCTGGTTAAATTTGTAGCAAATAAAACCATGGGTGCAATTACTCATAAGCTAGAAAAAGATAAAATTATTAAAGCCAAAGAATTAGAAGCTGCTAATAACTTGGATGTTAAAAAGGTTGAGGTGCAGCTTGAACAAGTAAGACAACAACAAAATTCGTGGAAAGACGAATGGCTCGTATTATTTTTTTCAATAATCTTTGGATTACATTTTACACCTTGGACAGTCTCCTGGTGTGATAGAGCTTGGGATGCTCTTCAAAAAGCAGATCCAATGTTTTGGTATATAATTTTAACAATGGTAGGAGCGAGCTTTGGTGTAACTACCATGAACAAGTTAGGTAAAAAGAAATGACAATAACTAAATCAGACTTTGATCCGCATTGCTTTGGCGGTCATTATCAAGAACCACCAGATGCTTTACACTTTCAGTTTGAAGGTGCTAGATGCGATAACTATGTTTACCGGTATATATTAGTTGATAAGTTTAGACCCAATAAGATTGATGCAAGAAGTAAAAAGACAGAGGAAGAAAAAGATAAATCTGGAAAAGAGATAGCTGCTAGTTACTTACCTTTAGTTTTAACAGAAGAAGTAAAACCAAGTTTAATAGATAAGATAAAAAATATTTTTTTTTAATGATTGACCCAAAAGAAGATGAGTTATCTCATTTTGCACATTGGTATTTAAACTCTGGAGAAGTTGATAAAGTTTATACACCTATAAAAAATGGTTTATTATTTATAGAAGGTGTAAGTGGAATTGTTTTATATAGAAATAAACCTTTTCAAGTTGAGCTTTTTATTTGTCAACCTAATCTGGTTATACCAGAGCATACACATCCAGACGTAGATAGTTACGAATGTTTTTTGTATGGAATGAAATTTACTCATTCTGGTAATACAGCTATTGATATTGAACAAGCATTAGAGGAACAAAATGGTTATCCAATTAATGCTTATCAAACCATAAGAGTTAAACCAAACGATCTTCATGGTGGAACTGCATCAAAATATGGTGGAGCTTTTATATCAATTCAGCATTGGTTAAATGACGTAGATCCAACTCATGTTAGTTCAAATTGGGATGGAAAATCTATGGGTAAAAATCATTCGGAACAAGCGGGATTAAATGGCTAGAGTTAAGTTTACTCACTTTGTACCAAGGGATAAACCACCAAAAAGACCAGGTAGACATAAGAAAAATTTAAACAAATCTGAAAAGAGAAACAAAAAACTTACTAGATATAAGGGTCAAGGAAGATGAAAGATCAAATTAATCTATCTGATAAAAGTAAAATTTCTATGCCATTGGCAAACCTGGCTATGGTTATTGGGTTAGTGGCTACTGTCGTATTAATGTATAGCCAAATAACAAATAGATTAACTTCTCTTGAAACAAGTAGAGAATTAATGGCTAGTGATTTGTTAAAAGCTAGCGATCAAAAACCCATAGACCAAGAACAATTTTTGATCCAGGAGAGTTTGGCTGGAGATTTAGAAAAGACAATTACCAGAGTAGATGACATGATGCACAATGGAGTTAATATTTCAAGAATGATTAAAGACATTGAAAGATTAAGAGATGAAGTTGAAAAACTTAAAGATAAAGTAAGAGATAATGGTAACCACCAATGATGGATAAAATTATAACACTTCTAATTGGGATTATGTTAGCGGTATCTGGTTGGGTATTAACCCAAACATTTTCTTTATCCACAAACCAGGCGGTTCAAGTAGATAAGGTTGATAAATTAGAAAGACAAGTAGAAAAGCTCCAGGATAAGATGGCTACTATGATGGATAAAGACGAAGAGATTATGCAACAGCATAAAGATTTATTTAAAATTTTAGAGAAAGGAGATACTCCAACAACGGGGTATTCGTATAACTAATGATAGAAACAGTATTTGCTTTACTACTAATAATGGATCATGAAATTAAAGAGCATCGTATTCAACCTTCATTAAGCAAATGTCTTAAAGCAAAAAGAATTGCTATGAGAGATAAAACACCTACTGATAGAGTTGTTTATAAGTGTATTAAATCTAAAGCAGAGATAGAGATTTATATGGGAGAAAAAAAAATAACTAAATTAATAATGAAATAATAATGGATCTTAAAGATAAAATAGTTGGTTTAGCTTTAGCTGCTTTAATAGCTTTGGTTGGTTGGAACTTAAAAGAAACCTGGAATATGAAAGAGGCTGTCATTAAACTTCAACAGGGTCAAGAAGTTCTATCTAAACAAATTAAGAAGAATACTAATTTTGTTAAAAGAAATATTAAGAAACTAGATAAAAAGAAAAAGAAAAAGAAGAAAAAGAAAAAGGCGGATAATGAATAATGAAATATATATTATTAATTACACTCATGTTTTTTTTAGTGGGTTGTTTTGACAATGTTAGGCAATCTATAGGTATAAATACTAATCCACTTAGTAAAAATGTAGAAGAAAAAACTAAACTAAATTATAAAATTATATTTGGTAAAGTAAGACCCAAGGAAGATGATGATGATTGATAAAATTTTATTAAAATTTTTTGGTGGTATAGATAAAGTAACCGAATGGCTCTTTGCCTGGCAAACTCCTAGATGTAAATGCAAAAACAGAAAAAAAAGTCGTGGGTAAAACCAGTTCAATATGTAATGAATATAGGTAAGTGCCGTTATTGTTCAGCCGAGATGAGTAACCAAGAAAGTTTTGTAGCTTTTGCAGATAAGACTAAAGCTCATTATCAATGTATGAAAGAAGATGATAACCAGAGAGCTTTGGATAAGACTTTTGAATAAGGC